AAGTAAGGAAAAAGCCTTACTTATCTGCCCTGCTGATTTTCAAGTGGGCAAGGCAGACGGCAGCCGAGGAGGAACACCTGAGCTGATAGAACGAGTGTTTGCAACGTATGACAAGATAGAAGCTCAAGTCAAGGCTGGCAAATACGAGCACCTCTATATTCTCGATATGGGTGACATTATTGAGAGCGTATCGAGCAAGGCGAACATACAGCAAATCGCCTCAAATGATTTATCGGTGATGCAGCAAACCGACGTTGCGACATCATTGATGTTTGATTTGATCAAGCGCATGAGTAAGTATGCACCCATTACCTACGGCTCGATAGCGTCAAACCATTGCCAGAACCGGGTGTTAGGTCAAGCAATAGGCAGACCAGGGTTAGACGATTGGGGAATCGTAATTCTTCAGCAACTTAGAAGGCTAACCACCGAGATTGGACTCAACGTTACCTATCTAATCCCTCAACCATTAGATGAAGGTTTTGCTTTTGTCTATGGCGTAAACACCATTGGCGTAATACATGGTCATCAGGCAAAAAGACCAGCAGGGGTCAAGAAGTGGTGGAGCGACAGCACCTTCGGGAATCAGTGGGTCGCAGCAGTAGATGTCCTAATCAGCGCCCATTTTCATCACCTTGCGACAGAGGAATTATCGCAACGCCATGACAAATTAGGCTCTAAGTTTTGGGTACAGTGCCCGACTATTGACGCTGGCTCAGATTGGTACAGACGGCAAGCTGGACTCGATAGCACAAGCGGCATACTTACTATTGAGCTAGACAAGCACATACCATTCAGCGGACAAGTGACCAAGCACTGATGCCTACCTTTGACTACACCTGCGAGCTAGGCCATGAGCTAGAGATGACTCACTCAGTCCACCGGATGCCCACCATACCCTGCCCTATCTGCGCGAAAGAAATGAAAAGAAAAATAACTACCCCTGCCGTAGTGTTTAGAGGTAAGGGCTTCTATACCACCGATAAGGGAAGCTGAGCTGAGCTATGTTCCCTAAGCCATGCATGGATTGTAAAAAGCTATACAGGGGTAGAGGGGAACGCTGCGAAGATTGCAGGCTCAAGGTATCGAGGGCCAGGGAGGCAGACCCCAATCGCCGAGCATACAAAGCAAACCTATACAACGCGGAATACAAAGCAAAAGCAAAAGCCATAAAGACCTTCAGCACTCACTGTCACATCTGCAAGGAAGCGTTTACAGATAGAGGACAGATAAGCGCCGACCACCTAAGACCAGGAGACCCCACTAGCCCTCTAGCTCCAGCTCATTTAATCTGCAACGCACGTAGAGGCAACCGGTGGTAGTAACACGCTCGCTAATAACGCTGACATGTATACACTAGGCAAGGAAACTACCTACCGAGGGGCGCATACCCCTACCGCTATATCCCGGGGCGGGGCAATTCTCTGCAATCCCTATCTACAAGATACCCCGAGGCTACTGGCAGGCAGCCATTCGCGGTTCAAAAGCTGAGTTTGATACACTAGACGTAGTGCCAAACAACCTAACCCGCACTAGATGTAGAGATGACATGCCAAACCCTGCAAAGCCAATTGAGCAAAAAAGACTTATCGGCAATCCTGGCAAGAGACCGCTACCTGTTCAGGCTGAGATGATTATGCTGCCAGCAGGGAAGGTCTCACCGCTTAGACCGCTAGAGTATGCCGGCCTACAGCTTTGGAATTCTGTGTTTCAAGCAGGGGATCTCTGGATTAGTAACCGGACAGACGTGCATTTATTGCAGATGACAGCCGAGCAACTAGACCGCAGGGAGTCACTTAGGGCCGCGCTAGTTGACAACCCTACGGAGAACACAGTGCTAATGAGGCTGGCCGAGCTAGAGAAGTCCATCTCTGGCAATTTAGGACTGCTTGGCTTTACGCCTTCAGACCGAGCCAGACTCGGATTGGCTGAGGTCAAGAAGGAATCCAAGATAGATGAGCTGAGATCGCGCAAAGCAAGTCGCGCGTAATGCAGTCATGGCCACCTCGCTACCTAACCCCAGTGAGTAAAACTGAAATGTCCAAAGGCGAAGGCAAGCTAGTCATTGACTTTGCAGAGACTTTCGCAATCATTACTAAAGACTCGGTCGCGGGCAAGGCAGGCACACCGCTAATACTTAGACCCTGGCAGAAGGAGCTAATCCGTCATGTCTTCGCCGGTGATGCAAACGGATACCGTAACCGTATAAGTCTCATAGGCCAGCCGAGGAAGAACGGCAAGTCAGCTCTAGGGTCACTGTTCGGTGTCTACAGTTTGATACTCGGTGCAAAAGGTGCTGAGGTCTACAGCGTGGCAGCCGAAAAGGAACAGGCACGAATTGTATTCGCTGACGCTAAGCGCCTGATTGAAGCCAGCCCTGAGCTAACCGCCATTACAAAGCTTTACCGAGACGCTATCGAACTCCCAGGTGAGGGCAGCGTCTACCGAGTCCTATCTGCTGAGGCTTACTCAAAGGAAGGGCTAAACCCATCTGCCACAATCTTTGATGAGCTGCACGCTCAACCTTCGCGAGAACTGTTTGATGTTATGTCATTGGCTATGGGAGCTAGAGGCAGGCAAGGCACGCTGATTAGTATCACAACCGCAGGGGTCAAGTCAGACTCTACTGGTCAAGACTCAATCGCCTATAGCCTTTACAACTACGGCAAGCGCGTAGCCTCAGGCGAAGTGCAAGACGACACTTTTTTTATGGCATGGTGGGAAGCTCAAGATGATGCAGATCACAGACTGCCTGCAACCTGGGAAGATGCAAACCCTGGATTCGGTGACATCTGTGATGCTCAGGATTTTGTCTCAGCAGTTAGGCGAACACCTGAAGCCGAGTTTAGGACTAAGCGATGCAACCAGTGGGTGTCATCTCAGATTAGCTGGCTACCAACAGGGGCATGGGATGCTTGCTCAGGGGAAACTACAGTCACAGGCAAGGATTACATAATGGGGCTAGACGGTTCATTCTCAGGCGATGCTACGGTTGTCACCTACACCACCATTGAAGAAATCCCGCAGGTTGGGATTGTTGGAGCATGGGAGAAAGACCCCAACATTCATGATGACACTTGGCGGGTAGATGTCCTAGAGGTCGAGGAAACGATTCGACAGTTCGTCAAAGAAAACCCAAACATCAAAGAAATCGCATGCGATCCATACCGCTGGCAGCGCACTATGCAGGTGCTAATGGAAGAAGGTTATCCGATAGTTGAATACCCATCAACCAACGCTAGGCGCATGGTGCCGGCGTGCGCTAAGTTCTATGACGCGGTAGTTGACGGCAAGCTGATACACGATGGTAACCCTTTGCTCGCTCGACACCTAAGCAACTCAGTCGTAAAGGTTGACAACCTCGGGCCAAGAATCGTGAAAGAAAACAGAGCCTCGAACAGACGCATTGACGCAGCAGTAGCGGCGGTGCTTTCATTCGACAGGGCTACAGCTAGTAGACTAGAGGATGAGCCTTTAGTTCCTCAATTCTTTATGTAAGGTCGTTATGGCAAGCTTTATAGACAGACTGCTAAACAGGCGGTCAATTAGTTTTCAAACCCTTTGGGGCAGCGGTGACGATGTTATCCTCGGCAACCAGTCCGGCACTTACGTAACCAACGATTCAGTATTTAGAATCAATGCGGTATTTTCCGCTGTCTCTCTAATCGCCGACACCATCTCTACACTGCCGCTAGATGCCTATGTCAACATAGACAATGCGCGTGAACCCTTTAGACCGAGGCCAACATGGGTGAGCAATCCAGACGTTGATCTAATCAGCAAAGAACCTTTTTATAACGCAGTCATAACCTCTCTGCTTCTAGACGGCAACGCGTTCGTAAGGGTTTACCGCGATGCGCTAGGTCGCGTCTTGAACCTTGTCGTCTTGAATCCAATTGACGTGACAGTCAAGCGGAATTCCATTGGGCGCATAATGTACACCGTTGGTGACATGGATGAGTCCTTTACCAGCGAGCAAGTCCTACATGTTATAGATGTTCTAAAGCCTGGACACATAAGAGGCGTGAGCAGAGTTGACGCACTAAAGGAAAGCTTTGGTCTGGCACTAGCCCTAGAGTCTTTCGCTGCTCGCTTCTTTGGCCAGGGCGTATCTATGGCAGGACACATTGAGTTCCCTGGCAACCTGACACCTGAGCAAGCCAAGGATCTAGCCGATGGTTTCTCATCTCGGCATGGCGGGTTTAGGAAGTCCAACAAAGTGGGCGTGCTATCCGGCGGCGCAGTGTTCAACTCAACTCAGATGCAGAATGACGCAAGCCAATTCATAGAGTCAAGACGCATGGCCGTCGAGGATGTAGCCCGAGCCTTCAACATTCCACCTCACCTTCTCGGTCTGCCTGGCACTAACACCTTCTCAAGCGTGGAGCAAAACAACATAGCGTTTGTGACTCACACTCTTAGGCCAATACTCCAAAAGATTGAATCGGCATTCTCTACGCTGCTAACCACTGAGGTTGGCGGGGAGTTTGCTTACATCAAGTTCACCATTGACGGACTGTTACGCGGTGACGCTAACTCTCGCTTCTCTGCTTACTCAAGCGGATTGTCAGCAGGCTGGTTGACATTGAACGATGTTCGCAGACTTGAGGACTTGCCACCGATAGACGGCGGTGAGGTTGCCCGAGTCCCATTAGCTAACATCAACCTAGATGATGCCTCGGTAATTGGCGAAGCTCAAAAGAGCATGATTGTCCAGCGACTAATCAACGCAGGGTTTGACCCAGCCGAAGTATTAGCTGCTGTCGGCATGCCAGAGATAGCTCACACCGGACTACCTCCTGTAATGTTGCAGGGTGTCGCTCAGGTCAACCCAGACAATCCAGAAGCCGTATACGAGGTTTAGATGTCGCAAGATAGTAAACTAGAACCAGCAGAGCTGAAAGGCGCTAATTTGTCAACGATAGAGCAACGCACTAACTCGATTGAGTTTGAGGTGCGCGAAGATAGTGACGGCATGACCTTCAGCGGTTACGCCGCTTTGTTTGATTCCCCTAGCGAGCCGCTTCCATTCATCGAGACTATTCAGCGTGGAGCGTTTCGCGGCTCTCTACGCTCTCGTCAAGACATCAAGTTTCTATGGAATCACGATGCCGGCGAAATACTAGGCAGCACTAGGGCCAAGACCCTCACTCTTATCGAAGATGAGCGCGGGCTAAAGGTAGAGGGCAGTTTGCCTAACACCTCACGCGGGCGCGATGTCGCTGAGCTTCTAAGGCGCGGAGACGTAGACGCTATGTCATTTGGCTTTAGTGTTCCATCAGGCGGAGACAAGTGGTCAACTGACGGCAGCCAACGCACTCTCAAGAGTGTAAGACTCCACGAGGTCTCGCTAGTCTCTTGGCCCGCATACACCGCTACTGCTGGGACTGTATCGGTTCGCAAATACGAGAAGCTCGCAGAGCGTTCTAATGTAGACCCTGGAACTCTAGCCGAGGCTCTTACTAAGATTGAAGATGGACTTGACATCACGACTGATGAGAAGGAAATGCTCTCACGTGTAATCGGATCACTAGCTCCACAGCCCGAAGCTGTTTCAGAAGTCTTGCCGGTTTACGACTTGACCATGCTGGCACTAAAGAAAGCTAAGCTAGATTTACTAACGAAAGGCTACTAATGGCAACCAGAGACGAAATCAAAAACGCAATCCTAAAGGTCGCAGGTGACCCAGTATCGGGTGCAATCAAAGACCTCGCAGAATCTATGGCTGATGCAGTTCATGCCATTGACAATCCACCTTCTTCGCAGAGGGTCGAAATAAAAGAGAACCGAGTAACCAAGCCGGCTGAAACTAGGTAACCCCTTTTACCTGAGCCGCCAAGCTTCGGTTCTCTCCCCGCTGGATCTTCCCCTTTCTGCCAGCGGGGTTTCTCTTTGCCTAAATTAGTTATGTACACATTGTTATAGAATTGTTATAACGGAATTGTGAGTGTCCTCTGCCGTTGTTCGGGGTTGCGTGTTCCACCACCCAAATCTAATTCAACTAACTAATAGGAGACTAAATGTCTGAGTTCATCATTGCTCAGTCTGAAGCCCGCAACAACCTCATCATGCAGGTTCGAGATGTTATCGAAACAGCAGAGACTGAGTCACGCGGGCTAGACCAGGCTGACACAAACAAAATCACCGCTATGGAAGCCGACATCGCAAAGCTAGACGAGTCAATCGCCTTTGCCAAGCGTAGCGAAGAGCGCAAGGTTGAGGCATCCGCTGCAGCTAAGGGATTTATCCCATCGGTATCAGCAGAGCGTTCAGCAACTGAGATCCTGCGGAACATTGCAGAAACACGCGGAGCACACACCTTTGAGCGCCGCACACTTGTCAGCACTGACAACACTGTCCCAAAGAGCTTCTACGATGAGGTATACGCAATCGCGCGTCTATCTGGCCCGCTTCTAGAAACCTCTGAGGTTATCAACACAACCGAAGGCAACCAGCTCACCATCCCAACGTTGACCGCTTACAGCGTCGCAACCATCAAGGGTCAAGGCGCTGCGATAGATGCAAGTGACCCAACCTTTAGCTCAATCACTTTGGGTGCTTTCAAGTACTCATTCTTGATTCAGGCAGCCAACGAGCTAGTAACCGATGCCGGATTCGACCTAGGTTCTTACCTTGCAAACCAAGCTGGTCAGGCTATGGGCTTTGGGGTCAACGCTGGACTAACAACTGGAACTGGGACTGTCGAGCCAACTGGTATCGTAACTGCTTCAGGTTCTGGAGTAACTGGTGGCACTGGCGTAGCTGGACTATTCACTACCGATCAGCTCATTGACCTTGCTTACTCAGTAGACGGCGCTGTCCGTAGACTGCCAGGCGCGGCTTACATGGCTAACAGCTCAACCGTAGGCAAAATCCGCAAGTTGAAAGACGGCGATGGAACTTACCTGTACCAGATTGGTCAGACCGGCGCAGCAGGCGGAGACACATTCGCAGGCTTCAACGTGGTCGAGAACCCTCACATGGCAGACGTAGGCACTAACGCTAAGTCGGTTTTGTTCGGTGACTTGAACAGCTACAAGGTAAGAATGGCTGGTGGCCTAGATGTTGCCTCGAGCCAGGAGTTCGCCTTTGGCAACGACCTCACCACCTGGAGATTCCTGATGCGCGTCGACGGCAACTTGACACACGCCGCACACGTAAAGAGTTTCAAGGGCGCTGCTTCCTAGCCTCTTGATCTAGACCGAGGCCCTCAGTAGTTTTAGGTTGCTACTGGGGGTTTCGCTATGTTCTGAGTTATGCTTTCCCTATGACCCATAACCTAAAGGGCGTAATCTCCCTAGCATCGAATACCCCAGGCATGCCAACAGGCTACGGCGTACAGGGCCGGCTGCTAATAGACAAGATGACCGAGGCAGGCTTATCAGTAGCCGCGCTATCCAACTACGGCTTAGAGGGCGCTATGTCCTCTATCAAGACTAGACACGCAATCGTGCCTCACTACCCACGCGGAAACACTCTCTACTCAGGCGATGTCATAAAGCCATTTCACGAGCATCACCTGGCGGGGCGTGAGCTTCCTAACTTTGTCTTGACCCTCTACGATGTATGGGTTTATCTAGGCATGCCACTAGATGAAATTCAGATGGTATCTTGGACACCGCTAGACCATGAGACTATGCCGCCGAAGGTAGAGCAGTGGTCTCGGCAAAAGAATGTCACGCCTCTAGCCATGTCACCCTTTGGTCAAAAATCCTTTGAGGATAAAGGAATAGAAAGCTTTTACATTCCTCACGCTTTTAATAGCTCCTACAAGCCAACCCAGCTAATAGCTCAAACCCCAGTACGCGAATACATGGGGCTAAAGAATTCAGACTTCTTAGTTGGCATGGTGAGCGCAAACAAAGCAAACGGACAACTACACCGCAAGGCTTACGCCGAGAACCTTTTAGCCTTTGCAATGTTTCGAGCCAAGCACCCTGACGCTTATCTATACATTCACGCAGACCCGACAAAGATGTTTGGCGGCTTTGACCTTATAAACCTGATGAAGCGGATGGGGATACCAGAAGACAGCGTGCTATTTCCCGAGCGTGATAAAATGCGCTTTGGGTATTCAGATCAAGAGATGGCTGCCCTTTACACCGGCATGGATGTCTTACTGCACGTGAGCTACGGTGAGGGCTTTGGAGTCCCAGCAATTGAGGCGCAGGCTTGCGGCACTAGAGTAATCGGTTCATCCTGGGCAGCAACCCCTGATTTGCTATCAGATGATTCTTGGCTGGTTGAGGGCCAACCCTTTTGGGATGAAGCTCAGAACGCTTTTTTTAGAATCCCGCTAATACCTTCAATCCTAAACTCGCTAGAGCTGTCCTATAAAGCAGACAGGGGAACAAGCTCAGCGTCAATTGAGTTTGCTAAGGAATTCCACATTGACAAGGTTTGGAATAACTACTGGTTGCCATTCCTAAAGGAGAAGCTTAAATGATTCCAGTGCTAGGGTTCGCCACACTATCCCGCTTTGATCTAGCGCAGAGACTGCTCGACTCGATAGATTACCCAGTCGAGCATCTAGTCATCGTAGACAATTCGGGGATTGACAAGTTCAGACCCCACATTCCTAGAACTGTGAAGAACATTTGGCTGCTTAGGATGCCTTTTGGTCTTGGGGCGAACGGTGCTTGGAATCTAATCATCAAGTCCACACCTCACGCGCCTTACTGGGTAATTCCAAATGATGATGCTTATTTTGCACCTGGCGCTCTAAAAGCAATCGCTGAAGGCGTTCAGACGGACAAGTTCAACTTCGTTGATGTGATTCCCTCATGGTCGTGTGTAATCCCCACACAGGGCAGCGTAGGGCGTGCTGGGCTATGGGATGAATCTTTCCACCCAATTTACTTTGATGATGACGATTATCATTGGCGTATGAAAGAGCTAGGGGTTGAGTTTCATACTATTGACGCAAAGGTTTACCATGACAACTCATCAACTATCAAGAACGGTTATGAGCAAAGCAATGCTAGGACTTATCAAACCAACGCTAAATTATTCCAGCACAAGCAGAACTTGAACATACTAAAAGAGCTTGGCTGGTCACTACAAGTAAGAAGGGAAAACAAATGGGACTGATTTACACCGGAGGCACTTTTGATTTGTTCCACGCTAACCATGTCCGATTCCTCGCACGCTGCGCAGAGCTAGGGGATGTTGTCATATCGCTCAACACTGATGAGTTTATAACAAAATACAAAGGCAAGCCGCCAATCATGACCTATGAGGAACGCAGGGTTGTCTTGAAAGCTTGTAAGTATGTCTCGGCTGTTGTTGAGAACTACGGCGGCGCGGATAGCAAGCTTGCAATTGAAGCGGTTTGGCCTGACATTATTGCTATCGGCTCAGACTGGGCGCGTAGGGATTATCACAAGCAGATGGGCTTTGACCAAGACTGGCTAGATAACATGGACATCTCACTGATTTACATTCCTTACGGTGAGGGCGCAAGCTCCACAGAGATAAAGCGCAGGGTAAAGGTAGACTAGGGGCATGGCCATAACCAACGGATATTGCACGCTTGCTCAAGTCAAAGCGGCGCTTAGAATAACTGACGCGGTAGATGACGGACTTCTAGAAATGGCAGTCGAGTCTGCAAGCCGAGCAATTGACAACTACACCAACCGAAACTTCTATAAGACCGCAACCGCTGTCTCCCGAATCTTTGCAGCTCGCGATGCCTTCACTTGTGAAATGGATGACTTGGTTTCCTTGACCTCGCTCAAGACAAGCTCAGCAGACGCTCAATCGGTTTATGACATCACCTGGTCAACCACCGACTATCAGCTAGAACCACTCAACGGAATCGTAGATGGCAGGTCAACACCCTTTACAAGGATTAGGGCAACCGATGACTACACCTTCCAGACCCTTGACGGCGAAGCAACGGTTCAGGTTACCGGCGTATTTGGATTTGATTCCATCCCAATTGACATCACACAGGCAACAGTCATTCAGTCCAGCCGAATCTTCAAGCGCCTAGATTCCCCACTCGGTATTATCTCAAACGACTTAGGATCTATGAGGGTCGGCTCACGCCTTGATCCAGACGTTGCTCAATTGGTTGATGGCTACCGCAGAATTAGGATGGCCTAATGGCAGACATACAATCGCTAAGAGCCGGACTCGCTGCCAACCTTGCGACTATCCCAGGGCTAAGGGTTGTCAAGGAAATCCCTGATCAACCCAACCCACCTGTTGCAATAGTTCAGTTCTCACGCGTGGAGTATCACTTGACGAGTCAGAACGGCATGTCCGAATATACCTTTGCTATCCAAGTGTTAGTTGGCAGGGTTGACGAGCGAACAGGCCAAAGAAACTTAGACGCATACTGCTCAAGCGATTCCGCTAGTTCTGTCAGGCGTGCAGTAGAATCTAATAGGACACTAAGCGGTGTAGCTTTTGACTGCATAGTAACCGACATGTCAAGTTATGGCTCAATGGTCATGAATGACATAACCTATCTCGCGGCAGAGTTTTCTGTCCGAGTGCTTGCAAGCTAACTAATAGGAGATCAAATGGCCAAGCTAGTCCTCACGGATGTCAATGTCACCATCGGTGCTGTTGACTATTCCGCCAACATCAACCAGGTTGAGATTTCACTCTCAGCCGATTCAGTAGACACAACCGCCTTCGGCACTGCCGGTGGATGGAGAACCGAAACCGCAGGTCTAAAGTCTGGAACTTTCACAGTTTCATTCCACACCGACTACGCAGCCGCAGGAATTGACAGCGCGCTCTACCCATTGTTTGGAACACAGGCAACTGTTGTAGTTCTTCCAAATGGAACTGCTGTCAGCGCATCAAACCCTAGCTACACCTTCGTCACCAACGTAACCAACCTCACACCTGTGAGCGGTTCAATCGGGGACTTGGCAGTAGCGAACTTGACTTGGCCAATCACTGGCCCTGTAACTCGCGGCACAGTCTAACCCCAAAAAGAAAGAAACCTAAAAATGGAATTACCACTGGTAGTGCATTACCGCTCAGGCGAAAAAGAGGAAATCACCGGCTACGCCTCGGACATCATTATGTTTGAGGATAGGTTCAACATCTCATTCTCTAAAGCCGCTCAAGACTTAAGAGTGACTTGGTTGATGTATCTTGGCTATGCTCCAACATTCGCCGCTAAGAAAACAGCGTTGAGTTTTGAAGATTGGTCGCTGACTGTCTCAGAAGTAAAAACGGCAACACCAAAAAAATAGTAGGGCTAGGCGATAGTTCTCAGCACTGGGAAATTGCCGCACTAGCTGTTGAAACTGGAATCGCTCCAAGTGTCCTGATGAAGGAAACTGAGAGGATGCGCTGGACAATGACTAGGTATCTGATTTACAGAGCGCAGCAGTAAATAGGAAGCCGTCTCTAATCGGGGCGGCTTTCCTTTTGGTAGACTTGGCGAGAGGTGACTAATGGCTAAAGAGGCTTTCAAGATGGATGCTGACGACATCCGCAATCTACAGCGTGACCTTAGAGAGATTGAGCCTGGCCTTCTCAGGGAGTTTCGCCGCGAGCTGAAGGCAATTGCCAAGCCGGTCAATCAACAGATAAAAGCTAACATCCCCAAAGTCGAGCCGCTTAGCGGTATGGGCGCAATCGTTCAAAGCAAGTCTGGGGCTATAAGTTTCAACCAGGGTAGATTGAGGTGGGCCAGCCCAGGCGCTAGAGGATCTAGTGGCGGTAGAGTCAAAGCGGCAAGCACTAACAGTACGACAGTCTCAAGCTCGCTTAAGCGCGGTTCGCGCTCGCTAACTGCATCGTTGCTTTCAATCAGGATAAACAATCCATCGGTTGCAATGGCTGACATGGCAGGGCGAAGCGGTGGCGGTGGACAGCGCGGCAAGTCTAGGGAATACACCTACCGCAAGCGCAACGGACAAATTGTCCAGCGCAGACACTCAGTGACAACTCAGGGTCAGCACATGATTAGAAACCTCGGCAGCAGGGCATCTCGCTATGGCTGGGCAGCCCTTGAGCATAAGTTCGATCAGGTGCAACGCGAGGTCAATAAAGTAATTGACAAGTATTACAAAATAGCAAACAGAGGCAACTAATGGCTGGTAGCGTCAAGGTCGTAATCAAGAGCGTCTTTGACGACAAGGAACTAAAGCGGGCAAGCCGCGACTTCGCAAACGCTACTAAGGGAATTAGAACACTTGGACTGGTTGCCGGTGCTGCTTTCATCGGTGCTGCTGCCGTCACTGTCAAGTTTGGCGCAAGTGCAATTAAGGCAGCTGAAGATGTAGCAACAGCTAACGCTCGGCTTGCTCAGATCAATACCTCAATGGGATTGTTTGGCGCGTCTACTCAGACCGTAACTAACAGGCTTATCAAGTATGCCGAGGCTAACGAGATAGCTACTGCCACAGATGCAGAATCCATCAAGGCAACGCAGGCCAAGCTTCTTACATTCAAGGAACTAGCACTTACCGCTGATGAGGCCGGCGGAGCTTTTGACCGAGCTACTATGGCCGCCATTGACCTAGCGGCAGCAGGGTTTGGTGAAGCGGAAACTAACGCAGTCCAACTTGGTAAAGCACTCAACGATCCCATCAAGGGAATCACAGCACTAGGCCGCGCTGGTATTACCTTCACCGAAACTGAAAAAGCAAAGATTAGAACGCTGGTTGAATCTAATCAGATGCTCGCCGCGCAGGAGCTAATTCTTGTTGCCCTAGAAACTCAAGTGGGCGGCACAGCAGTAGCAACTGCAAACGCCTCAGACAAAATCGCATTGGCTTTTGAGAACATCTCTGAGCAGGTTGGCGCTGCTTTACTTCCAGCGTTTGAGCAAGCAGCTGATGAGCTGATTGCATTTGCACCAGCAATCGCTGATGGTCTGATTCCTGTTGCCGAGAACTTGGCCGACATCTTCCAGACCAGGGTGCTACCAGCAATTCAAGACTTTACCAATTGGCTATCTTCTCCAGAAGGCACGCAAGCAATCACAGACTTTGCTGGCGTAATTGTTGACACTGCAGAAAACCTAGTTGACTTTGGGCAGTGGTTCGCAGATAACCTAGACACTATTGCAAGAATGGCTGTTGTCATAGGTCTTGTAACTGTCGCCGCAGGTGCGCTAGATGTTATTATCAAGCTTGCTACTATTTCGCAATTACTATTCAATAAGGCAGTTCTCAAAAACCCTTACGTTATCGCAGCAGTTGCAATCGCAGGACTAGCTGGCGCGGTGTTTGTCCTGACTGGCAAAATGGATTCAGCAGACATTGCAACAGCTCAGTTGGCAGAAAACACTCGTAGCCTAAAAGCTCAGCAAATTGACCTCAACAAAAAGATTGAGCGCGGCGGTGTCAACGCGGATGCTTACAGATTTAAGCTAAGAAAGGTTGAGCAACAGCTCAACGATCTTGAGAACGCGACTAAAGAATCTAAGAACGAGCTAATTAGATTTAGCAGAATTCAAGCAGGCATCAGAAGGCCGGCGCAGACTGGCAGTTTTGCCGAGCGCATGTGGGAGTATGAGCAAGAGCAAAAAGCCCTAAAAGAATTAGCTGAACTTCCAACCCCAGGCGGCACACCAACTGGCGGAACACCTAAAGCAACTCCAGACGCTGACAAAGAAACTAGAGCCGAGCGCTTTGCTAGGGTTCAAAAGGTAATTCAAGACACCCAAAAGAAAATCCTAGAGGCTGAGAGTTCCTACGCTGGGGCGCGATTCCAAATACAACAAGACTACGAAAATAGAGTTACTGAACTTCGCGAGAATGCAGCAGACAAACAGCTTGACATTGTTAGGGATTCAATTGGACGGCTAACCTCAGCTTTCAAGAGCGCAACCCAAATCAGCTTAGGTGAGCTGTTTGATACTCGGCAAGTGTCAGAAATCCAAACTACCGTCAGGAAGCTGACATCTAGTCTTACGCTTTCAATTACTAAAGAGACAAGCAAGACCGTATCGGCCTCGGTAGATGACCTCATCGCCTCGCTAAGCGACAAGCTCAAAGCTTCTAAGCAACTACTAGCTAACTCTGGTGCACTAGCCTCAGCGGGCTTCTCACAGACCTTTATCGAGCAAGTGGTTGAAACTGGCACAGAGACAGGCAACGCACTTGCCTCAGCGATTCTAGGTGCGTCACCTGAAACTCAGCGACAACTTCAAAAGCTATTCGTTGACCTTGAGGATGTTTCCGGCTCGGGCATGGACAAACTTGCGCGTGAGATTTACGACAGCATGGGCCTAGCAACTACTGCGCTCAAAACCCTTTACACTCAGGTAAGTGTTGATCTAAACACCGCCCTAGCAGATGAGCAGAAAAACCTAGTCACTAAACTAGCCGAGGCCGCAAGTGCCTTTGCCGCTTCAGTAGCTGACATCAAGGCCGGCTTCCTCGCAGACCTTGCGCAATTCGATGGAGCTTTCGCTGGACTAGGCAACACGATTCAGCAATTGCTCGACAAGCTTGCGATGCTGCAAGGGACTGCCCTAACAAATACTCAAAGGGCTTTGACCGATAGCGCCTCGGGTAGCGTGCTGTCAGGTGCTACTGTCCAGAACAACGTTGGACTTGCAAACCTCGGTAATGCTCAAGGTATCGTCGTTGACTCGGCGGCAGATGTAGCAGGAACGGCAGCCTACTTAGAAGCCAGAATCAAAGCCGCGCAAACTTACATAAAATCATCATCCTCTAACGCAGTCCAAGAAGCCTCTGCGCTAAATACTCTCACAGGGTTCACTAACCAGCTTGCGAGTCTAAGAGGCTCGGCGGCCACCGGCAGTGCAGTCGGAACGGTTATCAACATCAACGTCAAAACCGACTCGACTCAAAGCGCCGCAATGGTTGGAAAGACTATTGGTAACGTAGTAAGCAAGTACACAACCACAGGCGGGTCTGTATTAGTTAGCGGTAAGAATTGACAATCCCAATTGCCAAAGTAGAAATAGGCTTTGACCTAGACAACGCAACGGCTACCGTATTTACTCTTGATGATGATGTAAAGGGTCTACTAGACAATGACGTTTATCTACTCGGTGGGACAATTTTCTTTGACGTAACCAACAAGGTCAAGAGCGTATCGGTTCGCAGAGGTAAGAACAGGCAACTAGACGAGTTCGATGCGGGCCTTGCCAACATAGTCTTTGATAACAATGACCGCACCTTTGATCCAACATTTGCAGGCTCGCCATACGCGGGGCAGATTATCCCTAAGCGCGCAGTCAGAATCAGCTCAGGCGGTCAGCGTATTTTCACCGGAGTCATAGATGACTGGAATCTAGAGTATGAGCCGAACGGTAACAGCGATGCCTCAGCCGCAGCCTCAGACGCTTTTACCCTGTTCAACACACAAACCATGCCAGGGGGAACTGCTACGGCGCAGACCACCTCAGAGCGATTGAACGCAGTCCTAGACTTCCCTGATGTTAGTTGGTCTCAGGTTGACCGAAACTTTCAGGTAGGGCAGACTGCATTAGGCACTGATGTATTCCCTGAAAACGGCAACGTTCTAAATTACATGAGACAAGTAGCCAACTCAGAGCCAGGCAACCTATACATGGGGAAGTCAGGTGCGCTAAATTTTACAAACAGAACGACAGCATCAGGCAGTCTTAGTGTCGTTTTTGCGGATGACGGCACTGGCATTGGTTATACCGGCATGCGAGTTGTCTACGGATCAGAGCTTCTATTCAACGAGATAGTCTTGGGCTCACAAGCCGCTGGGACTGTAGTTGCGACAGACGCAAACTCTATAAACGAGTATGGCGTTCTAAATCTGACTCAGAATGACCTGCTTTTATCAAACCCCGATTACCTAGCTAACCTTGCAATCTTTTACGCTATCAAATTCTCAGAGCCTGAATACCGCTTTGAGTCGGTTGATGTCACTCTCAACGACTTAGGCGCTGAATCACAGGCAACCATGCTGGGCATAGAAATCTCCGACTTCGTGACGGTGCGATTTACTCCTAACGGAATAGCACCAGCTATTGAGCGCATAGCCCAAGTGATTAGAATTGACCACGACATAACACCATCGGGCCACATTATCTCTTTGGGATTCTCTACAGTAGACACTGGCTTCTTCACATTGTCAGACCCTATCTTTGGTAGACTGTCAACTGGGAACGTATTGGGATTCTGAGGTTATAGATGAGCGGGTCAGGAAGAAAGATTTGGGATGTTGGCGTAAAGCTTGCCAGCGCCGATCTAAACGCTTATGTTAGCGAACAGGTCATTTACTATTACGAGGATGCCGCAGCCCGCACAGCGGCCATAGGGACACCTTCACAAGGGCTTATGAGCTACCGCGCCGATGTCAACATTGTTGAGGGATACAACGGCACACGCTGGGTCAACATGAACGGCAAGCAGGAACTCAACACTCAAGCCGGCACTGCTTACGCAATCACAACCTCAGACATTAGCAGGCTAGTTAGGTTCACTTCAGGCAGCGCAGTCAACGTCACTCTCGGCACAGGGATAGCTAGTCCAGGTGAGCGCGTGGAAATCTTGCAAGACGGCGCAGGGACTGTCACGTTATCGGCAGGGACTGGGGTTTCAATCTTTGGTGCAGGGACAGCCGGCACTGCCTACACGCTAGGGCTTTATGAAGCCGCTTCTATTTATTGCGTCAGCTCAAACAGCTATCGAGTTATCGGAAATGTGAGGGCCGTATAGTGTCTTGGAAACAATGGGCAATCGCCGAGGAAGTCAAGTTTGACGAATTTCAAAATCTGATTCAAGATCAGGTCATTCAGGTTTACGCAAACTCAACCGCTAGAGGTTCAGCACTAGGCACAGCAGTTACCGCTGGAATGTTTGCACACTTGCTAGACACTAGCTCTACCGAGTATTACAACGGTACAGTCTGGGTAAGCGTTAGCAACCCTGGAGACATCACAGACGTAACCGCAGGGACTGCGCTAACAGGCGGAGGATCTAGCGGTGCAGTGACCTTGAATGTCAACCTAGCGGCTGTCACAATTCCTACCGCTCAGATTAGCGACTTGACTTCTACAGCGGCAGAGCTAAACATCCTTGACGGTGTAACGGCTACGGCTGCCGAATTGAACTTTACCGATGGCGTGACCTCAGCAATCCAGACTCAGCTAGACGGCAAGCAACCCTTTACTCAGCCGGTCTTTACAAAGACAGCCGCTTATACCGCAGTAGCAGGTGACGCTAATGACCTTCTGTATTTTACGAACTCAACGGCAGTGACACTAACCATTCCCGACCTGATTGCAATTGGTGACCGCATAGACATTATCCGAGACGGCGCGGGGACTGTGACTATCGCCGCAGGGACAGGCGTGACATCTTGGGCCGGTGCAGGGACAGCAGGAACAGCGGTCACTTTCAAAATGGATCAACAGCACAACGGCGCAACGGTTTACAAAGTAGCGGCTAACACTTACCGAGTAATTGGAAAGGTAATCCCATAATGCCAATCCCTCTAGGCATACTTGCGGCGGCTGGCTTTGCACCAGCGGCGCTAGGCGTTGCTGGTTACTTTGGCGGAGGTAATGCTACCACTATAGATAAATTTGCTTTTCCTAGTGACTCAAGAAGTACTTTAGGCACAGGACTCTCGATTCAAGGTAGGCCTCAAGGCTTTTCTAATTCTGGTGTAGCAGGTTATTTCAGTATTGGGTTCAACGGTTCTACCCGAGTGTCAACTGTCAACAAAGTTACATTTCCTGGGGACTCTGTAACGACTCTTGGCACAGGGCTATCTTCAAACAAAAATGACATGGGCGCTTTCGCTAACTCTGGTGTAGCTGGGTATTTCGGGGGCGGTGGATTTGGCATCACTGCAACAGTCGATAAGTTCGCTTTCCCAGGTGACTCGAGAAGCACTTTAGGCACAGGACTATCCCAAGCCAGAAGAGGACTTGGTGGGTTTTCTAATTTTGGGGTAGCCGGTTATTTTGCCGGAGGTCAGAATGACCCAACTCAGTATTCCACAGTAGATAAGTTTGCCTTCCCAGGTGACTCAAGAAGCACTTTAGGAACTGGGCTATCTGCCAGTACTTCCTTTTTAGCTGCTTTTGACAATCAGGCAGTAGCAGGTTACACACTTGGAGGTTTTTCGTCTGGAAGCCGAGTTGCAACAGTAAATAAATTCGCCTTTGCTAGTGACTCAAGAAGTACTTTAGGCACAGGGCTTTCTGCCACAACCGGCGACAACGCTGGAACATCTAATTATTTGGTCGCTGGGTATGTCGGCGGAGGTCGCATTGACGAATCTACAATTGTCTCTACAATAGACAAGTTTGCATTTCCTAGCGACTCAAGATCGACACTAGGCACAGGGCTTAGTTCAGCCAGACATGAACTCGGCGCAATGTCGAATTGTGGAGTTCTTTAGTGCTAGATAATATTCAAGAGGCAATCGCCGAAGTGCAACAGCCCAGATCGCGGTTTCAATTAGAGCGCTTTGTTATGGGTCAGCACTCAACCCCAGAGATGCAGTATTACCAAACCTGCATAGAGCTTCAGGACATGATTTATAAATACAAGCTGGCTAAAATTAGTGTCAAAAAGGCAGAGTTAAAAATCTCAAAGCTTCGCTCAACTGGCGATTGCATGGACGAGCTAAAAGCCCAAGAGCGTGAGCTAGGGCTAGAACAAACTCGAATTGCAATGGTTGGGGCTGAGAGAGAACTGGCGCACCTAGTCGAAATCTGGGAAAGCTTTGATCATAAGTTTACTAGGGCCGAAATAGAGACTGCTCAACCCGACTACTGGAAAGCTCGACTAACAGCAAACGCTAGGGCAATGCTAATGGGTGGCACTAGTGTCAACGCTGCACACATTGAGGCTATGGAACAGGCTGGCGTATTAGGTAACTTTATTGAGGAAGTATCACAATCAAAGAAAGAGCTAGGTCTATGAAATACGCAACTTGGAAACTCAACTTTATAAACCCCGAATACGGCACAGGCCCAGAGCCTGAGATAGTAGCCAATGGTGGGACTGCCGAAGGCGCTTGGGTTGATGGGGACATTACAGACGGCGGCACAGTCTTGGGTTACTTCACAGGCGATGCAGCTGATCTAGCGCCATGGGAATTTGCAGAAGTCAGTCAGGAACAAGCCCTAGAGTTTGCAAAGGCAATAGACCCAACTGCTTACCTTCTTGAAGATGGTCGCATCGGCGCAGTCCGACAAGAGATTTACTAGGCGAAGTAAACTAGACACATGGCAGATGAAACTCAATCCTCTATTCGCATTACAAACCTACAGGTTTATGAAAAGCTAATGGAGCTGAACAGCGTTCAGATTGAGATGCTTGTTGATCTGCGCAACATGAAGGCAATCCCTGAAAAGGTGTCTGCAATCGAGCGTGAGTTAGCCAGGCTTAAGGTAATTGCCGGAATGTCCTACGCTGTATTCGCCGCAGTCCTAACTGGGGTAACTGCCGCACTAATCAGGTTGTTATGAGAACCGCAGATTGGCGGCTGGTCTACGATGAGAAGTACATCACCGCACACTATGGCGAGATGTCAGCATTCCGCAAAGCCAACAACATGCAACCGCACTCAGGTACAGACTGGGCCAGACCTTTAGGCACACGCATCCCAGCGATTGCCAAAGGAACTATCCGCCTAATCGAGTTCTCAAAAGTTTTAGGGTGGGTTGTGGAACAAACCGCTATGGATAAAGACGGCGTAATTTGGTATCTGGGTTATTCTCACATGGATAAGAAGCCAGGCTATTCGGTTGGCCAGAAGGTTACGAAGAGCCAGACCATCGGACTTCTTGGAGATAGTGGTCAAAGCTCAGGCCCTCATGTCCACGTCACAGCGTCTAAAACTCTTAGGGGCGTGTTCGGTGTGACCGCCGACAAGGTGGATGTCTACAAGCTGATTCTGGCTAACATTAAAGGCGCTGAGCCAGAGGTCTGCCCATGTTGCAAAAGGCCACTGTAAAAAAAGCGTGTCTCTCGGTCCTAGACGGAATGTTCTTTCTAGGCGCTCCACCTAAGTCAGAGCCTGATAACTGGAAGTTCAGACGAAGGCTTATCTACGGCTCGTACCGAATAGCGGTAGCAATGATTGTCTTTGGCGCGATTACCTTCTTCTTTGATACAGGCGTGAGCAATCAACTCGTAATCGGCGGGGTCGCTTTG